GTGGAAATGTCGAATCGGATCATCGCAACCTCATGCGCCGCTCGACGAACGCGACCAGTTTGCAAATGTTCCAGTAGATCCTGCTTTTCATCCCTGTTTCTCCGCCGGAAAAAAGCGCGTGATGAACACGCCCTGAGAGCGCCGTTCGATCAGCCGCGTCGCGATCAGATCGTCGATCGCGAGCGTGAGCCGGTATTCGTCGGCAAATCGCTGCTTCAACGCCCGGAACGTCGCGCCGGGCGCCGACCGCACGGCCTCAAGCACCTGAACGCAGAATTCGGCGAACGGGCGCGATTCCCTGAAATCCTCCGCCGTGATCTCGTCGAAATGGCTCACCACATCCGTCGTGCGGTCGATGTAGAATTTCCTGCTCACCGCGCACCTCCCGCAAGTTTCAGCACCGCGCACCCGTCGCGCCGTGCGCCGGTCTCGACCAGTTGCCGGTCGCGTTTCAGTTCCGAGATCCGCCCCGAGATCACGTTCGGCGTGACACCGAGATGCGCCGCAAGGTCTTTAAGCGTGAATGAACCGACCGAGCGGGCGAACTCGATCACGCGGCGGCGTCCGTCCGCCTTGTCAACGCGGCGGTTCGCCTCGACCGATGCCGGCGCGCCGCGGTGACGGTTCTCGCAGATGTCGAAAAGCGGTAACGTGTTCATTGATCCCCCTCCATCGTTCCGCGCACGCTGCAAATCCACTGATCGCCGACGTTAACCTGCGTCGTCAATTCGCCCTTGCCGTCGTCGATCCAGATGATCCGCTCCATCGTGACCCCGTCCGGCAAACTTCCGGTAAAATCGAAAAGGCGCCGCGATTGGAGCAACATTGCCTTGAGTTCGTCGAGACAAGTTTCGAGGCGATCCAGCGGAATCTTTTCGAAAATGTCCTTGATTGTGATCAGCTCGTATTCCTGCGCTTCCATTAGTCCATCGCCTCCGTTTCAAGCACGACCTCGAACCGCGTTATGCGCCGACACTCGCCGGGCGCGGGCCAGAACTTTTCGGGGATTCCGAGGTCCTCGGCCAACGCAGCCATACTCCAGCAGGACCAAACACCAAACCCAACAATCCTGATCGTCGGCGACGTTACGTGATATGTACTTCCACATGTCAAGATTCATCGCCGCACCTTCCTCGCGCCCTGATGGTCGCACTTCCCGACGATCCCCTGCGTCCGGCCCTTCTCGTCGAACAGGTACTCGTGGCCCGAACCGAAGCACTTCGGACACTGACTGGCCGCGTTCTCCGTCAGCGTCCGCCCGTCCCGGACGCGCCGCTCCTCGATCTCCGCCTTGAGCCCGTTCGCGCCGGTCCAGCAGGAGATCATCAGCTCCGCGCCGAACGTCGGGGGCGCATTGCCCCGCTGGAGTTCGTTCGCCCTGACCTCGATCGCCCGTTTGTAAAGCGCGTCGTAGGCGTCGGCCGGAATCCCAAATGACGTGAACGCCTCGAACCACACGCGGATCGTCGCGTCCAAATCGCCGCGCTTCGCCGCCCCCCATCCGTTCAGCATCCGCGATTTGTTGATCACGGTGAAAAGGGCCGCGTGAGTTTCCAGATCAATTTGGTGGCTGGACTCCCGTCCGTTCCCACTCTTGGTAATATCGGGCGGCGTCGTCGAGTACTGCCTCATTTCCTGCTCGTTTACTTGTTCCATTCGTGTGCTCCTTTTTCGATCCCGCCCATTGCTGGGCGTTCAGCATCCAGTTCCGCCAGGTCGCGGCCCAATCGATCTTGGTCGCATCCCTGCCGGATTTCGCATGCCAGTAATTGCAGAATTTTTCGTGTTCGAGTGCGACCGATATGTCCGGGGCCGAGGCCTTTGCGTAATCGATCATTTCGTCCGTGAGTTCGTAGACTTCGGGAAGGCGCGATCCTCTCGCTTTTTTCGCTTTGTCGCCAACAGCAATAACGCTAGTTATTGCTGTATTATTAGAAGATGAAGATGAAGAAGAAGAAGAAGAGGGGCGTGACATCGGCGTTACTTTTCCGTTATCTTTTGCTTTGTTTTGTGACTGTGAATCCTTCTTACCGTCCTTCTGTCCGGTACGGTTTTTTGTCTGGCGTGCCCTGTTTGATTGCCTTGCACGCTCGTCACGCTCCATCCGTCCGCTGTAAATGACGCCGTTCTCCTTCCGATTGATAACCCCGGCAGCGTCCAATTCTTTAAGCAAATTCAAGTACTTTTTCGGCGTAATTCCGACCTTTTTCGCGATGAATTGCGCCGACATTGGCTCATTATTCAAGACCAATTGGCCGTAAATTTGCGCGTCGTGCATGACCATCATCATTCGCAGCCAGAGCCCTTGAGCCTCCAAAGAGCAGCCCGACACGTCATTGCGTAGCCAATCTCCGGGATAAAATTGAAAGGAAGGGGACTTTGTCATATCGGCAATTTCTTTTGCTCTGAAAACCTCAAAGGAATCCATGCCAAAGGGCATCATCAACCGCTAGTTAGCCGTCAGTGGAAGTCGAGCGGTTCGTTCGCGGCGGCGGCAGCGCGGCAACCCGCGATGAACTTGCGCACGACCTCCACGAACCCGCCGCGCGCAGCAATGTGGCCGTGGCTCTCCCAGCACAGCGCCTCCATCTTGGGTATCAGTCGCTCCAAGTCGTCGGCCACCTGCGCGCACATGGTCGGGTCAATTTCCCCGTCGCAGTCGCTGTGCGCCAGGAACTCATACAGGCCTGGCCACTCGCTGCGCGGGTAGTTGTCGCCGCACTGGAAACGGTCGGCCGGCAGGTCGTGCATGCGCGTGGCGCCTTGCTCGTCCTTCAGTAGCTCCCCGGTCGGGCCGCGCATCCAGTGCGGCGGGAAGCTCCCGCCGGTCGCCGCGCACACGAACTGGCGCAGCCGGTTGAAGGCGCTGTACGCGCCGTGGAACGCATCGTGTGAGCAGTTGAGTCCCATGCCTATGTTCTTTCGCTTCGGATGCGCCGGCTAACAGATCGGTCAACCGGAGCGCCGCCGGCATAGCGCGCTCCGGCCAGGCTTTACAGGCGCCCGGTTACCTCTACGATGACCGCTGCCCACGGAACGAGCACGTTCGAGCTCTGGGCTTGGGTAACACACGCCCTGCGGTTTACTTCGCTTTTTTGCAGGACAGCGCATGGATCCGTTTCAGGTTTTCAAAAAATCGGGCGGCTTACTCGTTCGGCCGCCCATTCCCAAACGGGCAGAGGAATCGACTGACAGGAGAACGGTTAAATCCTGAGAATGATCTTCAAAAGGTCGCGCTTAAGCTGCGCGTCGGTGTAGCTCACCGCCGGATTCACCTTGCGCCGGCGCTTGTACTCCCGAAAATAGCGGCGTCGGCCCGGACCCTCATCGTCCGTCCTCGGCTTCGTCGCGGGCCTTACGGCAAAAGCGGGATAAGCGTCCCGGCGAATCTGCACGAACGCGCAGCCGGGAAGCGATTCGTCGCAGATCGGCAAGCTGCAATTCAGACAGTTCTCGATCATTCGGCTCCCTCCCGACCCGTGCGCCACTCCTTGCACGCCGCGTGAACGGCGAGAATGACGATCAATGCAAGCAGTCCTTTGAGCAGGTTCATCGTTTCCCTCCTCGGGCAAGCCTGACGGCCCTGACATGTCCGGCCACCTGTTCGAGCGCGTCGCGGACCTCGGCGACATCGACCTCGAACTTCTTGAGGTCCACGGTGCTGAGATCGTCGAGCTCGGCCACCGCGAGCTGTCCCGACACGTCGGCGAACTCACGGATCAGCGCCGCGTGGCTGTCGCGCTGGGTCACGGACGGCTGCGGCCCCATCTCGGCCGAAAGCGTCGACGCGACCAGTTCGAGGAGCAGCCGTCCGGCTTCCGGGTCACAGGCCGCGAATTGCCGGACGTAGCGCATGAAATGCGTCACCGGCGAGACGTTTCCTGATTGAAGCGGATTGGACGAACGCGGCTCGCGCCCGTGCGAGCGGAAGAACTCGGCAGACTTACCCGTGATCCCCGCCAGTTTCTCGGCGATCCGGTGTTTTTCGAGGACGGAATGAACGATCTCAAACGGTTCCATACTTGCGCGATGCTCCAAAAAACAAGTTTCAAACGACCCGCGAATCGGGCATGATTTACACCGGAACGGAAACCTGTTTGGCCTCCTGCGCCCTTCCGATCTCCTTGATCTTGTCCTTGACCGCCTGACGGACGAGAATCGAAGCAGTAAGCCCGGATTCCTCCGCGGCCTGCTTCAAAATCTCCTTCTCCGTTTCCGTGACTCTCACGTTGATTCTTTTGGTTTTCATGGTGTTGATCCTCGCTTATTATCCCGCTGGGATAACAACTGGATAACACTATAAAGATTCGGGATACCAGTGTCAACCCAAAGTTACCTTATTGGGATTGAAACCCGAGGAGGCAGGTGAAATGATGCTAGAACTTATGAGCAAGGAGATTCGGATCAACGTCCGAACGACAGAAGAGATCAAGCGCGATCTTGAGATCACGGCTCGCCTGAAGGGCCTGACGGTATCGAGTTTGGTCAACTCATTGGTCGTAAAGGCGATCAGGGAAGAAAAAGCGCGTGAGCCACGGGCGTTCACTCACGATGAATTACGGCCTTTTGCGGTATCGGAGGCCGAAGATGGCGGAAAACTCGCAGCTTAAAATTATGGGTCCAGACGATTTTTCTCACGCGCTCGATCTCGCGCAGGTCGGCGCCGGCCGGGTCGTGGATTTCAAACCTCGCCCGAAACTATTGACGGTTCCGACGCCCGTTGGGGTGCGCCAGCGCGAACGGCTGGCCGTGTTCGAGGTTTCGGGAACGTCGCTCGACGGCCTCGGGCTTCGCGACGGTGATCTGCTCACCTGCAAACTGGATTTCGAGCGGTTCGAAGCCGCCGGGAAGCTGTGCGTCGTTCGGATCGTCCCGACGAACGAAAAGATCGCCAAGATCGTCCGTCCCAACGGCGACGGCACGATAACCCTGGCCCCGGCCAATCCCGAGTTTTCCGACCGGGTGCTGCCGGGTGATGAGGTCGAGATCCTGGCGATCGCGCTTGAAGTGCGCCGACGGATCTAATCGATCACCCGCCAATTCGTAACATTGAATTTTCCGCGCGCGGCCTGAGAATGGACCGCGCCGTCATTGACCTCGAACGTCCGCGTTGACCTCGGCGGAATGATCTTCTGTATAACTCCGTCCGATTTCCCTACCCGGTTTCCCGTCTCCGAATAATACTGAGTTTCGTAAACAATATCTCCGATCGGCTCGTCCGAGACGTTTCGGATCTTCACCTTCCAGATCGCCACAAGACCGAACCCGCCGCGATCCAGTTTGGTTGAGACAACCTCAAGCGGTTCGACCGGCGCCTTTCGCGGCAATGTCCGTCCGTCCGGTCCGACTTCGGGTGTCGGTCGCGGGGTCCCGCTCCTTTGACCCGACTCCGGGCAGGCGCAGGCGACAACGAGAAGTACCAGAGCGACGATCGGCAGCGTGAGCGTGTTTTTTCTCATAATCGAATAGTTTATCCCCAACAACTTCTTTTTTTTCGGTGTCCTCGTTTTTCGTGTTGACATTGGGATAACAGTTTGCAATCATAGGTTATCCCAATGGGTTACTTTTGGGATAAGGAGCAAGAATCAATGTTCGATACCAACTTGAAACTGACACACGCGGTCTACAACGGATCGCAGATCGCGGCGATCGAGGATAACGCGGAAGCGGGGCATGTCGCCCTCGGCGTCAACGGCGTCTGGCGCATCTACCGGCGCGACAGCGAGGACGGCGCGGCGATTCTCGCCTACGCGGGACTCGTGAACGACAGGCAGCGGGCGGCGATCCATTACCGCGCGCTTCACCGGCTGGCGGCGGCGGAGGCGTCGGCGGCGAACGGCATGAATCTCGACGAGGTGAACTGATGGTTTCCGTATTCCAGATGCGGGAAATCCTTCCCGACGCGATCATGCCGGACGCGCGGGACTCGAAGATTGCGGTTCTTGACGAGGGCGCGGACGCCTTTCTCGAATGGGCGGTCGTCCTTTCCGATTCCGGCGAGGTCTATCAGGTCTCGCGACTTCCGGGTACGTTCTTTTTCAACTGCTCGTGCAGGGCGATCGCGATCTGCCGCCACATCCGGCGCGTGTATCCGTCCGTCTGCGCGAAATGCTTTGTCCGGCCCTCGGCGGTGGCCGGGGCGCAATGCGACCGCTGCTTCGAGATCGATTCGCCGTATCTCAAGCCGTCGCTCGGACGCAAAACCACAAAGGTGGGAAACATTCGAATCTGACAAACAAGGAGATTTTCAACGCTATGACACAGGCACTTGCAACAACCGCGGCGACTCAGCCGCTTTCCGAATCCGAGGCTTTGCAGCCCGTTACGCTCACCAAGCGCGACGTGGAACGCCTCATCAATCTCGGCCTTGAGCGCGGACGCGCCGAGGCGACGACTTCACGCATCGGCGGCATGACGATCGGCGAGGCGCAGGCATGGGCGGTCGTGATCAGGACTGCGGGACTGATCCCGCAGGAGAAGAGCAAACAAGGACAGCCCGTGACGCCGATCGAGGTTCTCGAAGCCCGCGCGATCGCGAAGATCATGGCCGGCAACTCGTGGGGCATCAATCCCTTCGAGGCGCAGAGCTTGTTTCATTTCATCCCGCAGTCCGGCACGATCGTCCCGCACTACAAGGCGTTCCTGATGCGGATCAAACTTTCGGGCAAATACGACTATGAGATCGTCGAACTGACCGACGAGAAGTGCACGCTCCGCGGTTTCAAGCACGGCCAGCCGCTCGTGCCCGATGTGACGTTCACGCTCGAAGAGGCGATCAATGCCGGGCTCTACAATCCGAAACTTGCCGCCGGCGAGGAAAAATGGTCGGACGGCAACATGAAACAGAAGGGCGCGTGGGAAGCCTACACGAAGGACAAGCTGCTCGCCCGCGCGACGACGCGGCTCTTCGGACGGCATTTCCCCGAACTCTATTCAAGCATGCCGGTGACTAAGACGGTCGAGGATCTTGAGGATGAAGGGATCCTGGCCGCGCAGCCCGCGCAGATCGCCGCTCCCGTCGTCGATCCCGCCGAACCGTTCTCGTCCGTGGCAAACGGCACGGCGCAGGCTCCTGCTTACGCGACCGGGGTTTATACCGACGAAGTTTACGAACCGATCTACAGGTACGACGCACTCGGCGAGCCGGTCGACGCCGAGCCGCCGATCGATCCCGACGAGGCGAAGCGAATCGAATACCTCGACGCGATCGAATCCATACTCGCCGCGTCCGTCGAGCTCGACGTCCGCGCCCGTGACAAGGTGCTCAAAGGCCGTGTTCCGGCAAACATGCCACTTGACCGGCTTGAGGAACTTTACGCTGAACTTTGCGGTGACGAATGATGGAGGCCGCATTCTATCTCATTGCGTGGGGCGGAGTGATCTTCGCCCTCGTCGCGGCCGCCGCGGTCGCTGAAAGGAGCACGAAAAATGACTAACGAACAACTTATAATTTTGCTGATCATTGTCGGCCTTGCGCTGCTCATCGCCCTCCTGCATATCCAGACACTCAATAATGAGCTTGAACTCCGCGAGTTGGAGCGTGCAATTGAAGCCGCTCGCAGGTTGAAAGAAGCGTTTGAAAGATTCGACAACAGTCTCAATCAGATACTGGATGACGCAGATGCGTCCAGCACAAAGGAGCACGAAAATGACAACAATTGAAGCAGTCAAACTGGACGCAAAGCGCGTCCTCAAAGACAGAGCCGCACACGACGAACTCGGTCGCGAATACACTGCAAAACGCGCTGCGTTGAATGACAAGATCGATCGGCTCAACAAGGAATTCGAGGAAGAGAACGCCGAACTGATCGCGAAGTACACGGAGGCCCGCGAAACGGCGATAAATGCCGAGAATGACCTGCGCGGCCTCGTCGTCAGGGCGTTCGAGGAGTCGGGCGAAAAACAGGTCGCGCCGGGGCTTTCGGTGCGCGTGAACAAGTCGCTGAAATACGACCCGAACACCGCGCTCGAATGGGCGAGGCGGCATCAGTTCGCGCTCGCGCTCGACAAGAAGGCGTTCGAGAAGATCGCGAGCGTTCAGCCGATCGACTTCGTCGAGACGGTCGAGACCGTGAGCGCGGTGATCGCGTGGGACAAGATCGAGGGGGCGGAATGAAAGCCGAGTATCAGATATTCAAAGACGAACTTACAGAACTGCGGAAGGAGCGGGACGCGCTTCGCGAACGGTTACGGTTAAGTGCGAGCCTTGATGAAGCGCAGAAAATCGCCCTAATTCGTGCCCTGCAGGAATGCGCGTCGGTGTTGGGGCTGGACCACCCGTCGCCTGCAGTGCTGGTCGAATCGGTAACGGCGCTTCATGCGCGCGCTGAGAAGGCGGAGCGGCGTATTTGCGAGGTCGTCGAGGTTGTCGATGAACACGAACACGACGCGCATTTTCTGCTTGACCTTGAACACGTTCTTGGTTCGTTCGGCCGTTGGCGGAAAATTGATTGAAAATGCTCGACCTTGAACAATACATCCGCGACGCGATGAAGTCGGCAGTCACCGACTTTAAGATCGAGATCTGGCAGATGCTCGCCGACGCGCCCCGACCGCTCATGACGCGCGAGGAGGCGGCGGCCTGCGTTTGCCGTGCCGCACCAAAGGAGAACGGATGAAAATAACACAGAAATGGGTTGAACAGTGGGATCCCTGCAAACCGGCTACGGAACTCGCGGCAGAACACGGATTAGGCGTTGGCTCGGATGACGTTGAAGTGGCGCGATTCTTCGCCGAACGGCGATTCGATTTTGCGAATTGGTTTATTGTTCGCAGACTGAAGCGTTCCGACCGCCTGCGCTATGCCACTCAAGCGGCACGGCTCACGCTTCCCGTTTGGGAGTCCAGATACCCCGATGATTTGCGGCCTCGCGCAGCCATTGAAGCCGCCGAAGCGTGCATCGATCAGCCGACCGCTGAAAATCGCAGAGCGGCGAGGGCGGCAGCGAGGCCGCCGAGGGCGGCGTGCGCGGCGAGGCCGGCGCCGAGGGCGGCGTGCGCGGCGGCGTGGGCGTCGGAGTGGGCGTCGGAGGCGGCGACGCGGGCGGCGTGGGCGGCGGCGTGGGCGTCGGAGTGGGCGTCGGAGTGGGCGTCGGAGGCGGCGGCAGCGTGGGCAGTAAGGGCTGATCCCGCTTTAGAACCGCGGATTCTCGAATACGGAATCGCGCTTTTGGAGGCGCGGAAGCAATGAACCTGATCGTCCTGACAGAAGCGCAGGTCCGCGAGATCGCGGAGGCGGCAGCGATCGCCGCCGTCGTGCGGATGCGCGAGGACGAACCGGCGCCGCCGCGCCTGATGACGCGGGCCGAGTTGCGCGACTATCTCCGGTGCAGCGAATCGACGCTTGCCCGGCGGATCGCGGAGGGGATGCCGACGCGCGGCGGCAGATTGTTTGACAAAGAGGAGGTTGACGAATGGCTGAGAATGAAGAATTAAAACCGTGTCCATTTTGCGGGCGCAACACGAGGCTAGTACAAGTCGAATCCGCAGGCGGCGGCGGGCGATTCATTTGGATCATCGAGTGCAGGGACGACGACTGCGAAGCAGGATTTGAGGGGCATGCGCGAAAATGCGATGCGATAAAGGCGTGGAATCGACGCACCGAGGCGAACCCGTGGCGATACGTCAAGCGGGACGGCAATCCGACGGAGCAAGGTGATTACATCGTCGCGTGTGCGATTGACTATTACACCTATACTCGGAAGGCGTGGTGGTCCGGGACGGCGTGGGATCGTAGTCGGGTTTACGCCTATCAACTCAAGCCCTCGCCGCCGCCTCTTGAACCGGAGGGCGAAGAGTCTTAGAATTCTCGCCCTATGATCTACAAACGCTTCAATGGCAAGAAGATCAAATCGTCCGCCGATCCGAACTGGAAGCGGGCGCGGTGGTGGATGCGCCGCTCGATCGCCGGCGTGCTGATCCACAAGGCGCTGCCGCTCGCGCGGACGCGGGAAGAGGCGGAGACGGCCGAACGCGCCGAGATCGAATCAAGATTCAGAAGGAAGTATGGAATTGAAGATACGGTCACATTCAGGGCTTTTGCCCGAACTTACGCCCGATATGCTGAAACAACTAACCGCAACAGAGCAGCCAAACGGCAGTACATCGCGATTCTCACGCGGTTTTTCGGCGAAAAGGCACTCGCTGAGATCACGCCTCAGGACTGCCGGGACGCGCAAACCTGGTGCGCATCGCAGGGGGCGAAGGGTGATTTATCGCCGTCGTCGGTCAACCGCATAATGTCCACGCTCTCAAAAATGTTCAGTCTCGCGATCGAGGAAGGCTGTCTGACCCGAAACCCGATGGCGCACGTCGGCAAACTCGAAGAACCGGCGCCGCGCCGCCGCCTGCTCTCGCGGGAGGAATCCGAGGCGTTCTGGCGCGAGATCGAAAAGGACATCTATTTGTGGCGGCTGGTGACGATCGCGGTCAACGTCCCCGTCCGCAAGGGGCAGCTACTCGCGCTTCGTGTCCGCGACGTTGATCTGACGCGCAACCTGCTCTCGGTCGGAAGCTCGAAGGGCAGGGCGGCGCGGATCGTGCCATTGAACAGGACGGCGCGCGCCGTGTTCGCGGATCTCGTCGCCGAGGCACGCGGCGAATGGTTGTTCCCGTATCACGGAACGGGCAAGGAACGGAGCGCACCGGCGCGGGATTTCGGCAAACGGTGGCGCAATGCGCTGCGGCGTGCGGGGATCGCGGATCTCAGGTTTCACGACCTGCGGCGAGTCCTTGCGACATCGCTTTTGTCGTCGGGCGTCGGCCTCGACGTGGTTCAGGAACTGTTCGCGCATTCAAGCGCGGACATTACGCGGGTTTACGCCGTGACCGAGGCCGAACGAATGCGGGCGGCGCTCGACCGGCTGGACGACGTGAAGGAAATAGGAGATCAGTGATGAACACAAAACCAATACCGGGCAAGTTGATTCCAATTGAGATCGGGACGGGCGTTGAATGGGTCACGGGACAGCCCGTCGGAAAGTGTGTCGTCTGCGGAAAGAAAGCGATCATTGACCGGGACGGCGTGCTGCTTTGTTACGACGACGCCGTTTTCGGGCCGCCCATCGGCCATATCACGAAGTATGTTAAGAAGGCGCAGGTGGAACAGGGGTGGGCGTGTTCCGAGTGCGACGAGTTTCATAGGTCTTATGGTGATGCCGTCAGATGCTGCGCACCACCACCGCCGTTGGCGGTCTTTCAATGCCCGAATGAAGAGTGCGGCGAAACGCACGAACGACTGCCCGATGCTCTGAAATGCTGTGGTTATGAAATCGGCGGGGATTTGTTCGTCACCTTAGACGAAGGCTGAACCGCCCGCCGCTGTACCAACATCGTACCAAGTTTCCGAAGGCGGCGCAGCGGCGGTGACGGGCGGCGATGGCTAAACCGTTGCGGGGATTGGATTTGATAATGGTCGGGATGGCGAGATTCGAACTCACGACCTTTCGCACCCCAAGCGAACGCGCAAGGGATTCAATACCCGTCAAACGGTATCAAAATCAATCATTTAGGGGCGCGGACGGGTCGCCCCTGACATGGAATAAAGGCCGTTGAACGGTCGGGACTGTACCAACTTCGTACCAAGTTCAGGAAGATATGAAAATTCAGGTTGTAAAAATAGAACACCCGACATTCACGGTTTACAAGGTTCATCTGATTGCCGATGACGGTCAAACACTGATGTCGTCGAAACGCTGGCTATATTCGGACGAGGAAGTAAAGGAAATCGTTGAGGAACTGCAAGGTCTCGATCTTAGACGTCTGTTTGAACCACGCGCGGATGATCCGTTATTGGCCATACCGGTTGAATACATCGAGAAAGGCACCGTGAGCGAAAAGAAAGAGCCTATAGATGGCCGCTGAACGAGGAGAACATGAAAATTACTAAAGCATGGGTTGAGAAATGGAAGCCCTGCGAAAAGGCAGTGAAACTTGCGGCGGGACACGGTTTTACCCTCGGTTCGGACGATGTTGAGGTCGCGGAGTTTTTTGCAAAGCGGGACTTCGCGTGGGCAAACTGGCTCATCACCCGACGCCTGAGACGTGCCGACTGTGTGCGATACGCACGCTACGCGGCAAACAACTGCGAGGCGGCGGCGGATGCGGCGCCGGCGGTGGCGAGGGAGGCATCGTGGGCGGCATGGTGGGCGGCGAAGGCGGCGGCAACAGATGCGGCGCTGGCGGTGGCGAGGGCGGCATTCTGGGCGGCGTATAGAGCAGTTGACGCAAATTCCGGCTTAAAACCGCAGATCCTCGAATACGGGATCGAACTGATGCAGGCGAGGAAATGAAAACGGCGGGGGATTCCCGCCGTTCGTTCGCTCCTATCTTCTATCTTCCAGTGCGTCTCCCTCCGCTTTTCAAAATAGCCACTCGGCGCAATGCGCCCCGGCGTGTGGCGTCGCCGGTCCGCCTCTCGGCGAAATCAAAACGCGCCGAACGCGACCGTAAACGATCCCTCGCCCGCCGCCTGACCCGAGCCGGTCGAATAATAGCGGTAGTACCACGTCCCCTCGACATCCGCCGACACGTCGACGTAATAGATCCCGGTCGCGCTTTTCACCAGCGCCGCGTCCGTCCCGTACAGATAGGTCGTTTCCGTACCGCGCGGATTCCGCACGACGAACCGCACCACGTCGGGATCGACCGCCGATCCTGCCGAATCCGTAAATGTTCCCGTTACACGTACCTTGTCGCCCTTGTCGTATTCGTTAGCCATTCGTTTGATCTCCCAATGTGACCGCCGTCACCGCGGCGTCGCTTACCGTCACGCTTCCCTGCGCCGCGTCTGCGATCGACAGGCGCGTTATCGCCCGGTCCGCGAGCGCGACGTCGACCAGTTCCAGATCCGAGCGTGTCCGGCTGACGAGTTCCGTCCCGGTCCACGGCTCGTTGACCGCCGTCAGCGAAGCGGCGACGAGTTGCGCGTCCGTGCCGCTCCAAACCTCGGCAACGGTCAGCGTGATCGCGACCGATATGCTTTCCGATCCCGTCCACGTTTCGTTGACCGTCGATGGCAAAACCGAAAGCGCCGTCGATTCCGAACCCGTCCACGATTCGTTAAGCGCCGTCAGCGCGGCCGCAACCGACTGCGCTTCATTCGCCGCCAGTAATTCGTTGATCGCCGTCAGGTTTACCGCTACCGATTGAGATTCCGAACCGCTCCACGTTTCGGAAACGTCCTTGTTCGCGTCTCCGCCGGTATCGACCGAGACGTTCTCCGATCCGGTCCATGACTCAGCCACCGAGACCGAAACAACGACCGAGGATGCCTCGCTCGCGGCAAGAGTTTCGTTGATCGCCGTCAGAGCGACGGCAACGCTCTGCGCCTCCGAACCGGCCCACGCATCGTTGATCGCGGCATCAGCCGCCACCGATTGCCCTTCGGTCGCCGCGAGCGACTCATTGATAGCCGTCAGCGTAACCGCTACGGACTGGCCTTCGGTCGCGGCGAGCGATTCATTCGTGCCGATCGATGCCGCGACCGACTGCGCTTCATTCGCGGAGAGCGATTCGTTGACGGAAGTCGCGGCGTCTACCGATTGCCCTTCATTCGCCGCCAGCGTGTCGTTGATCGCGGTCAGGTTTGCCGTGACCCTTGTTACTTCGAGGCTCGAGTCAATGTTCGGAACCGGCAGCGCACCAACCGACACGATCCATGTTGCGCTCGACGGGAGCGCGACGTCATCAAGTGATTGGTAAAGGTAGACGTTCGGCGGATCTGTGTAAAGACGCCAGCGCGTTCCTGTCCAGCGGATCGCCCATTGGTTTACCGCCGAGTACCCGACCTTGTTGTAGTATGGTTTCCCGTTGCTGAGTCCGGTGTAGTAGTACCGTCCGTCCGCTTCGGATGATCCCGAACCACTGACGTCCATTGCCTCGACCAGTGGTTCGTTGATCGCGGTCAGGGCGACCGCAACGGAAAGCGCCTCGGTCGCGGCCAATGACTCGTTGATCGCGGTGAGCGTGACGGCCAGCGAAAGGGCTTCGTTGGCGGACAGTGACTCGTTTACGGAAACGGAGGCATCGGCGTTAAGGAGCAGCGGGCGCAAAGCCTCACCGTTCCGTGACCTGACTGGAAATCCGCGTCCGTGACGTGCCATTTTTCCCTCTTACCAGTTTGACGCCCGGCGCACAGCCTGACCCGGCCGCATCACGCGGGGAGTCCACGTTGCGCCGCCCGCGGTCGGATCGGTCGGCGTCAGCAGATCCCAATAGGCGGTTGGCGTGCCTCCCGTGTTGTCGATGTCAAAAACTACGCCGTCAATGCCGCTCGTGATCGCATTGTAGGTGTCGATCCACGAAGTCCACGAAGACCATGAAGACCCGTCGTGAAACCGGCACCGCCACTGATTCGGGTGCGCCGAATCGTCCCACTCGATATTGATGATGCACCACGTATTTGCAGCATAGCTGCCCATGTTCACGTAACCCGACGCGGCATTGTATGCGTAGATCTTCGAGTCGTTGTGCATCCGGACGTAGCAACAAATGCCCTCGCCGCTGTCCTGAAGCATGGTATATGCGGACCCCTGCGTCGAGGACGTTTTCCGCATCGCGATAAAGAGCGACCCCGCCGTTACCGCGGTCACCGAATTCGCGATCGTCCCGCCCGTGCCGAACGTGGTCCGCGAGACGGCCTTCGCGCCCTGATAGACGACCGATCCCTGAACGTCGTACAGCGTGGAACCCGACCACGACCCCTGACCGTTCAGATCACCGTCGCTGTAGCCGTCGAAATTGTCCTCATGCGTCCACGCCATGTTTTAGAACTCAACTTCGACCCAACAGATTGCATTGACCGCCGCGCCCGCGTGAACGCGGACCCGAAGCGCGTTCCCGATCACCATCCACGGTTCCTGACCGAGCGGAAACTGATAAAACCAGTCAGGCTGCGCCGGGCTGATCAGATGCGCCCCGAACAACCGCGAGGCCGTGATCGTTCCTTCGCTGGTGCAGGTGTAGCCGGTTGCGGATGTTCCCATCGTCAGACCTGCCACTGAGGCAGCCGCCTGATCGGCGCCGCCCATCTTGACGCAACCGGCATCCACGTGCGCCGTCACCGTTCCGAAAACGGTCCCAGTCTCGATCAGTTCGACCGCGATCGGCGTCGCCGCCGCCGACCCGTCGAACGAGATCCCCCACGCGATCACTTTTCCGAAATTGAACGGTTTGAGCTGGAGCATCGTCTTGATGCTCGTTCCCGTCGTTACCGCGACGAACTTCGCCGTCGTCGGCGCCGCTCCGTTGTAAACTCTGAATCTTGAAGCCATATTTTTCTCCCCAACGTTCGGAACGTGTCCCGACAGTTGCGCACGTTGTCGCGCCATAACAGCCGCGCCGCCGCACTCAGGCGACGCAGCACCGATTTGAATGCGCGCACCGCCGGCACGTTACGGAACCGTCAGCGTGTAGGTCAGCACCCACGACCCCGCAGACGTCTTGGTTCCGAGCGACGAGACAGACCGGCAGAGCATCGTTCCGCCCGACGATGCGTTGAAGATCGCCGCTTCCTGCCAGGCCCAATTCGCGTCCGACGTGCCATAAGTCGATTTGAACGTCACGACCTGACCCGATCGGCTCGGGAACGTCGCATCCATCGCCTTGCGGAGTTTGTTCGTCGACGCCTGAAGATCCGTCTGCGCCGCGGCATACGCCGTGTTGTCGTCGCCGACGCCTGTGTAGGCGTTCGCGTTGTTGTAGGCCGTGCCGCCCGCAGCGATCAGCAGATCGAGCAGCAAAGCGCCTCCGGTGTTCGTGTACCCGTTGACGGATTCAAGAACCTCGTAGGGCGTTTTGCCCGGCTCGATCTCGCCCCAATACTTTTCGACCCGGAAAATTCCGTGCGGAAACGACGGCTCGCCCGGCGTGTGGATCAGCGCCGAGGCTCCGACCAGTTCCTTTTGTCTGAAAATTTCTTTGAACATGTTTATTTTTCTCCTTGAAATTGTTACGGAACGCTCACCGGCGATCCCCTTTCCCAAAGGATCGAGGACGACGAAATCGCGATCCCGAGCCTCTGCACGCTGTTTCCCGAACTCGACGGCGCCGTCGACGTAAGCGCCCCTGCGGTCGTCGAAAGATAGTATTCGGCCGCGACCGTCAGACCCGACAACCCGGTCCGCACAATCCCGTTCGCGGTGATCACGTAAGCCGGATTCCCGGACGTCACCGCGGACACGACGAATCCGTGACAGGGCTTCGTCGTGTCGTCCGCATCCGCCTTGCGGACCTTGAGCGTTCCGGCGTCGCTGTAAAGATTGACCGCGTCCTGCGCCGCCAGGTTCTCGCCTGCGGTCACGAGCACCCACATGTGATTCCGCTCGACCGTGACTTCGATCCAGACCGCCGCGCCCGCTAACGGATCGAGACAGATCCAGAATGTGTACGGATAGATAATGTTGAACCAGAACGACCCGACCTCGTAGCCGTCGGTCTCGTCGTCGTTGACCGACGGGTCGCCGTTCGCGCTCCAATTGTTCAGCGCATACTGCGACCGGGCCGCGTCCGGCACTTTGACTGAAATGTCCTCCGGGTAAACGAGAGCCATATTTTTTACACAAAATCCGTCGTCTCGCTCGCGTCGATGACGACCGGAATGTTCCGCTCCGCGACACTGTCGTCGTACAGCGTCGACGTGTAGAGCCGCGCCCTGAAAACCGCCTTTACGAAACCGTCGGTGTTCTGGTATTCGATCGACTCGATCCGCACCGGCAGATTGAACACCTCCGCGCCGTCGTCGGTGATCGCGACGACGTCGCCCTCCTCGAGAAGCAGCGCCTCGTTGTCGGATTCCCACTCATAGAAGAAATCCGCGTCGCGGTATTCCGCGAGCATTCCGGCCGCGAGCCGGTACGCCTGATTCCAGTTGTCGACGGCCTGACCGTTGACCTCGACGTTGTTGATCTTCTTGATCTTCGCGATATGCGCGTCGTCGCGCAGCCGCAGTTCCACCAGCCGGAAATCCTGCGTTGAATCGCGGAACTTGAAGTCGACCCGGTTGACGGCCTTTGCCTGATCGCCGAGCTTCCAGCGAAACGACCCGATGAGCGCGTTCGCGCGCTGCGTCCCCGACCTCGCGAGCGAGCGGTCCGTCACGAGCGCCTCGACCCGAAGAACTTCCGTTCCCGTCCGGTTCAGGTCCGGCTTGATCTGCGACGTTTGAAGCGGAAGGTCGGCGAGGTCGATCGTGTGCGCGGAGCCGTCGTTCGTCTTGTACCGCCGCAGCTTGAAGCTTCCCGGTCCCGGCGAACAGTACCAATTGATCCCCGTCGCTCCGCCGGAGGGGGTAACGGCAGCGACCGAAATCCGCTTGTTCGATCCCGAGATCGTGATGGTCGAGAGCGGCGAGATGATGGTCTCGCCCCGCGCCGTGTATTCCGTGTAGCCGACGTGGTAGACCCCGGGGTCGAGCGAGCCGGTAGCCGTCGGAGCACTGACGGACGGCCCGCTCCCGGGGTTCCCCAGCGGCGCGACGTGTGAAAGCGCCGGCGCGGAATCGAGTGTAAGCGTTCCGAATTTGCCCGTGATCGTGACGACCGCTCCGCCCGGCGTCCAGTCCGCGACGAAGCGCCGTTTCAGCATCGGGTGCGCGTTGATGGCCGCGTACAGAAAGCCCGCACAGGTCGCCTCGGTGTCGATCGCTCCCGGCCGGAATGAAATGTCGATCCCGTCGAGCGTGACCGTTTTCGCCGTCAGGGGCGTCGGCGTGATGATCGTCACCGTCGCCGTCGCCGGCGTCGATGCGCCGTCGCATCCCGAAAACCCGACGACCGTATCCTCGGACGCCGTCAGCGTCACCGAATTCTGCGCGCTCGAATACGCGGCGGCCGTCACCGCCCGCGCCTCGCTGTTCGCGGTGTTCGGGTCGAGCACAACGTACCCGTGAAGGTCGCCGATCCACGCCGAGACGTCGTCGATCGCGCAGCTCGTCGTGGAGATCGCGGCGGTCCCGAGCCCGAAGTCGGCCGGCTTTTTGTTCTTGAGCCGCAGTCTGCCGTTTCGCGGATTCTGCGACATGTAGAGCCGCGCCGACACGAAGAGCACGTCGTGCAGCGCGTCGACGAGTTTGATCTGTTCCGTGAAAACGATGTTCGACGTGTACCGCCGCCGCAGGTAGTAACCCAGCGACACGGACCCGCCGCCCGGAAGGTCCGGCGGATCGGTCGGATCGCCCGGACTTGCCACCGAACCCGGTATCGAACCCGAATACGGCTCCGAGAACGCGGTTTTCAGGAACGTCTCGGCGGCGGTCTTGTCGTCGTTGAGGTATTCGAACCACTCAGGCGTCGCGACCCCCGTCGAGAGCAGGAACCGGTTCAGTTCCGTATCCCCGCCGGTAAAGTTCGCGTTGTCCGGCGTGAAAATGATGTCCGTGAAGGACTCGTCAAAGACATACTGGTCGTTGTGATCGTAAGACTCGATGAACGTCGCGTCGTCCATCCAGTTGTCGTCGAGGTTGTAGTAATCCGGCGACGTCAGCAGATAGCGGACGTGGGCCGCCGGATTGTCGCTCCATTTGGCGTCCGCGTGCCACGTGTCGACCGTCGTCCATGTTCCCGAGATCGGGACCGGAACGCGCAGCCCGAGCGCGATGATGATGATGTGCGGCGCCGGGTCGACCTGGTCGATCGACGTCCCCGCCGCCTCGCAGAAAAACATCGCGGTCCGGGCATAGTAGCCGTTCGCGATCCACGACGTCGTCGGGACCGGGATCTGTTCGTAGGGCGTCGGGCCGAGGTCGGGCGGATACCCGAACCGCTTGTGGACCGTGCCGGTGATCGAGAAGCGCACGTCGTCGGTCCGGTACGAGTCGAAATACTCGATCGCGCCTTCCATGAACGCGGTCGCCATGCGGACCGACGTCCCGACGTCGGCGTAGCCGAGATGCGTCCCGACGACCTGAACGCGGCCAAGCGCGACCGGCAGATATTTCTCGGCGTCGAGATCGGAGAACGACGAATAGACAAGCGTCTTCGTCCGGGTCTTTTTGAATCCGAGCAGCCCGAGCAGGCCGCCGCGCTTGAGCCGTGCCGAATAAACGGTCGTTCCCGCGTTGAGCTGCGGCATGTACGGGAATCCCTGATAATCGTGATCGCTCGGGAGCCGTCCGTCCGGGTCATCCTTTTGGAACTTGCGCCGCGGAAGTTCGGCTTTCGTCGAGTGAAGAATCCCCTTTGCCGTCACGGATACCGATTCTCGCGAGCCGCTCGTCGGCTTTTCGCAGCGCCCGGTGAACAGATAGATCGATTCGTCGAGCTTCGTCGACAGCGACCGGGAGATCAGCCGGACGACCATGATCAGCCCCTCGAAGCCCGTCGCAAACTCGAACTGGCTGACCTCGCGGTCGAGGTTGTCGAGCGTCACCTGCGCGGAGTCCGATTCTTCGGCCGTCGTCCGCCTGACGCTGCCGATCGAACGGATCTTGCGCGTGTAGGCCTCGCCCGCGAACGTGATCCCGGCCGTCAGCGCGAACAGTTTCAGCGCGTCCGCCGGATCGAACCCGTCGTCGGACGGCGCCTGATCGACGTCGTAGAACTCGACGAGGACCGACTTGTCGGTCGCGACGGATACAGCCTGCAATGCGGAATCGGTTATCACGGGTATTTCACGAGCGTAAAGCTCACGTTCTTCGACCAGCTCTTATGGTCGTCGTGGCCGCGCGAATAATTGCGGATACGGACGCCGGTCCACGTCACGCCCCACTTGTCGATCAGCGAAAAAGTTCGGTCGCGGCGCGCGGCCTCGTTGAAAGCGTCGAAAACCTCGGCCTCTTCCGGCGTCAGGCCGGTGTAGTCGATCGACCAGACGCGGGGCGGAGTGTCGGCGAACGTGTTGAACGAGCGCCCCTTGTCCTGGTATTCGTGCGATTCGGTGACGTCGTCCCAATCGAGCGGCGTTTCATCGAACTTTCGCCAGTAGATGCCCGTCGTCGTCGGGTCGGGGAAATAGAGCGTCGTTGAGTTCGTCAGCCAGAGCCGGTACTTGAGATCGTAAAAAAGCGCGATCCGCCGCGCGTTCGCCGCCGACTGCACCGCGCCGTAGATCAGCACGTCCGCGACGTCGCCGCGCCAGTACGCGGTCAGCGCCTTGTGGTTCCCGAGCTGGATTCCGTCGAACGCGATCCCGGCCGTGTCGCCGTACCGCAGCAGTTCGAACTGCGCGAACGGCGCTTCCTGCGCCGCGGCCGCATACGCCGTCTGTGATTTGTAGTAGAAGGACGTCCCGGTCCCGATGTTCAGGAACTTCGTCGAACTGGCCGCCGAGTCGCCGACAAGGGCGTCCCCGGCCGTCTCGCCCGAGATCAGCCCCCGGTACGCACCGCCGAAATTCGCGGCGAGCGTGTACTTCGCGACAATGAAAATGTCGTAGACCACCGGCGGCGAGGTCGTGTTCAGGAACGGCGAGACGTTGTCGAACCGGACGATCGGATACCCGTTCAATACATCCGTCACCCCGAGCGGACGATCGGAACCCGAACCGACCGCCGTCAGATTGCGCGCCCCCGTCGAGGCGTCCGCCAATGACGCGAGCCGCGCGTCGGTGACCTCTTCGAGGTTGTACCACGCGATCAGGTCCGTTGTCGGAATGAGTGCTTCGAGGTATGCCATTATCCGAACTCCTCCACCAGCATCCGGCGCATCGGGCCGTTGTCCTCCCACTCAGCCTTGAACAGTTGCGAGAACAGGCCGCTTGACCTGTCCCGGATAACGATCGCCCCGGCCGCGCCCGCCGGAGCGTTCCGCCCGCCGTTGACCGTCATCGGCTCGCTTCCCGAGTACGCGCCGCCGGTGAATCCGCGGGAGCCGGACGAGGCCGGCGACGAAGCGGATCCGCCCGCCGCCGTCTGCTTGAAGGCATCGCCCGCGATCGCGCGGCCCGCGAGCGCCGTTGCACCGGCAATGCTTCCGAACAGCGCCGCCGCCGCAAACGCATTAGCTGCGGAACTGTATTGGTGGGTCGCGAGAAAAAAGAAACCCCACGCAAGGGATTTGATCGCTTGTACGGCGGACTCGGCTGCAATCGTCGCCAGCGCGGACGCAAGGATCTTGCGCATGACGGCCGGACCGGTCTCGCCGTACAGCACCCATTGCTGAACGACCTGGCCGATCGCCTCCGCCATCTGGTCGAACATTCGGACGAACATTGCTCCGATGTCGCCCAGCGCGCTCTTGAGCGTCGGAGCATCGCCGAGCACGGTTGTGAGAAGGCCCTTCCAGCTCTTCATCCAGCCAACTTCACCTTGCGTTCCGGCGCCCGACGTGTCGACGTCGCCGGCTGATTGAATGGTCTCCTGAATCTTCTCGATGTTGTTGAGGAGTTCCTCGGCCGACGCCGCTTCCTCGTCGAGCGCGGCCTTGACCTTTGCAGAATTGGCGATGCGCTGCGCGGAAAGCGTTTCGTCGAGGACCTTCAGACGGTTGAGCGCGTCCTCGCGATCTTTTTCCGGCGCCAGTTCGTTGTCCCGGATCTGTTCCGTCGCGGCGATCTCCGCCTCGATCATGGCCTCGCGCTGTGCGCCGAGAAAAGCCTGGTACTCGGATTCGAGAAGTTCGCCGGCGGCGTATCTCTGCTCAAGCGAAGCGATGTATGTTTCCGACTCGGCTTTGATAAGTTCGAGGGACCGTCGGGAGTTATCCTGCTGCTTCTCGTAGGATTCGCCGGCGAGTTTCTTCTGTTCGTCGAACAGGTCCTTGAACAGATCGGCCTGAGTCGTGCCCCCAGCTTTTCCGTCGAAGATCTGTTTCAGGACCTTTGGAACGTGCTCGCGGATGATCCTCTGAATGTGTTCGCGGATCGTTCCGTTTTCGTCCTTCGCGTTCAGCGACACGGACGGATTGCCGGCGATCACGGTCTTGTAGAGCTCGGCGAGCCCCATGCCCTTCGTTCCGCCGAAGGCCGCCGTTCTGTCCTGAAGATACGGAACGACCGAATTGAGCAATTGCTGCTCGAACGTCTGACGGCCGCTGACGCCGTATTTCCGGCGTTCCTCGGGACCGAACTGGATCAACCCGAGATAGTTCCCGCCCGCGCCGCCCTTGATTCCCGGCGAGAGCGTTCCGGCTGTCTCGTAGCTGATGAGCGCGGCGAGATCCACCGCATTTATCCCGAGGATCGACGCCGCTTTTTCGAGCGCGATCCTGCGCGGATCGGTTCGTTTGGTCGTTTTGCCACCGCCCCCGAAATTCGTCAGCCCACCGTCTCCGACCTCCTCCTTCGCCTGCGCGCCGCCGCTTGCGCGGAACGTGTACTTGTTCAAAAGCTCAGCCAACGCTTCCGAGCCGCCGCCGGTCAGAATCGCCGCCTGCCAGCGCATGAAGTCAAAGACCTTCTGGCCCTGATCCGAGTTTGCCCACTCCGCAAGACGGCCGAAACCGCGCTGCATGTCCGCAAGCGCGCCCGAAACCACCCGGCCCCACAATTCCGCCGTCGAAGTGTTCGACTGCATCATTCGCTGGACCGATCGCATGGCGCCCGTCACTTGCGGAAGGAACTCCCGCGCAAACGTCATCGCCAGACCTTTCGTTGTTTTGTTGAGATCGTCGAGCGTGTCACCGAACTCGTCGGCGGCGTCGGCGGCCTCCTGATCGAAAACGAGGCCCATCTCCTTCACTCGTTTGATCAGTCCCGCCATGTCGCCGTCAAACGACTTGATGACCGGGATGATGTTCGCGCCGGCCTTTCCGAACGCTTCGGTCGCCAGTTTCGTCTGAGCGATGCCCGGAGGCGCCTCGTTGATCCGCTTGAAAACTTTTTCGAGCGCGGCGTCAAGGTCGTTCATCGCTTCCTGCGGATCAACGCCGAGACGGATCAGCGACTCTTTTGCCTGTTTCGAACCCTCGGCGGCATCCCCGACGAGTTTCGAGAACTTAACCGTCGCGTTCGCGACCTCTTCCAGCGAGGAGCCGGATTCGTCAGCCGCAACCTTGAGCGCGGAAAGCGCCTCGGTCGAGACGCCCGTCTTGTCGGCGGCGTCCTTGATCTCGGACCCGTAATCCGCCGCGCTGCGGGCAAGCGAGAACAGTGTCGCGGCAGTTGCGGCGGCAGCGGTTCCGAGCGCGGCGATCGCCCCGGCCGCAATTCCCGAAACCGTTCCGGCGATCGCCCCCAGCTTGTCGAGATTTCCGCCAAGCCCGGCGATCCCCGAGTCAACGCCGCGCAGTGCGCGGTCGGCGTCGCTCGAATCCGCCTTGATCTTGAAAAGAAGTGCTGCTTCCTGGTTTCCGAAGGCCATGACTTTTACGCGATGATCACCCCGTTTGCGTCGTACCGAACGACGCGCCTAATAACTGCGCCAGAAATTCAAAATTCTGCTTCCTCCGCTCCTCGTCGAATTCGAGCAGCCGCATCGTGCAGGCCAGATCAAAATCGAGCGCGACGACATCCGACCGGATGGCGATCAGATCCGAGGCACGGACGCCGCTATTTCTTGCGGCGAGCGCCAGCCACAGCAGTTGATCCTGATCCGCGACGAAATTTTTCGGCGTCGGCCGATTTACCTCCGCCGGAATTTGCCCACGCGATCAGGAACTTCACATCATCGCCCTCAAGATCCTCAAAGCCGAGCTCGTCGTCGTTCGCCGGCTCGTCGACGATCCGGGGTTCCAGGCAGATGTGTATGATCATCTTTCGCGCGAACGTGATCATTTTTACCTGCTCTTCAGGATCGAGCCGCGCGAACGCTTCCTGTTCATCCAGCCCCGACCTTTGCAGCGAGGCCATGCGCGCCGTCAGTGCGACCGGCAGAGCGCCCGAAATCGTAAAGCTCTCGACGTTCGGCGGCCTCAAGACAAAAACTGCCCCGGAGGGCAGTGTGACTTCTTCTCTCGCAGCCCGTTTCAACGACCTGCTGCGGTATTCGGCTCCGCGTCCGTTTTGATTGTTCATTGTTCACACGTCCTTGTTTGATATAAGGGCGGGAGTCCGCCCTTACCCTAGACCTGATACCAGTAGTTGCCGACCTGATCGGCGGCCGCGCGCGAGGCGATCGCGAACGCGACGAACTTGAACGGGGTCTCGGACATCCCCTTGCGGCTGATCTGCCACGACAGCCCGGCCTCGTTGATCGCCTGATAGATGTGGGCGACCGCGAATTTCGTAGCATCTGCCGGCGTCGGCCAGATGAGCGCGACCGACTGATAGGCGAGCGTCTTGCGCCCGATCGTGTTTTCGACGTAGCCCGAGCCGGTTCCGTAGGTCCCGAATCCGTCGGTCAGCTTTTTCAGGACGTCCGCGTCCATGATTTGAAGGAACGAGCCCTCGATCATCATGTCGACGACGTCGACGGTCGCCTTGATCGGCGTCGCGACCTCGTCGGCGTAGTGTTTGATCTGCGAGGCTGTGATCGTGACCTTCGAGCCTTCCTTCGTGTGTCCGAGATGGATCGCGTTCGGATTCGCCGTCGCGTCGGGCGTTCCGTCCGTGTGAAGCGTGATCCGCGCACCCGCAGACGGCGTTGCGAGTCCCGCCCACACCTGGCCGACCACATCGACCGGGATTGTGGATGTATCGTAATTGGTTGCTGTTCCTGCCATTATTTATCTCCTTTCGGCGGGTTCAGCACCGCCTCGATCTCTTTTTTCTGTCTGGCGTCCAGTTGCGTCAAATCGAGGCCGCCGGTGTGCGCCGGTTCGACGCGGCCAAAGCCGCCGATGTCGCACAGTCGGTTCCAGACGGCCCGCGCTGCGCCGCTTCCGAACTGTTTCTGCACCTGCTCAAAATTGATATGGTTCATGATTCACTGGCTGAACGCATTGAATTTCTGCGTCCGGTAAAAAATCTGAATGTCGACCGCTGCGGCGGCGATCAAAAACTTCTCCTCGTCGAGAATGAACTGCGCCGACTTGAAATCCGTCGCAAGCGCAAGGTCCGTCGTCCCGTTGTTCCACCGCTCGTTCCCGCGAAGCGCGGTCAGCACGTCGGCGATCGCGAGGCGGCAGTCGCCGGGACGGTCCGACGCCCGGAACTGGATTCGGATCTGGACGTCGAGCCGCATCAGGTCGAACAGTTCGCCGTACCCCTCGCCCTGTCCGTCGTCGATGACGGTTTCGCTCGTGTCGCAGACACTCACGGCCGGAAGCTCGTCCTCCTGAAAGTTCAGCCCCCAATCCGTGACGGTCGTCCCGATCGAGGTCTGAAAGCTCCCCGTGCCGTCGATGTCTTCGACGGCCGCGATGACCAGGTCAACCAATTGCTGCCGAATGCTGTCCGCCATCTATTTCAAATAACAGACCGAAACCCCCGTCCCGATCTTCTGGACTCTCTGCACCGTGTAGCTCGCCGAGTTCACCGTCACGGCCGTCCCGCGCGTCACGCCGGTTATCGCCGTCGTCCGGCACGTGAAACTCGGATCGACGGCCTCGACCAGAATCCCGTACTGCTCGGCGGCGTCCGAGCCCGCCGTAAAATATCCGGCCACCGTGACCGGGCTTCCCGAAACCGTGAACACCGCGTTCTGCGCGAAATCCTCCGTTTCGAAACAGCCGTCGAGCTCGCTGTCAGAGATCATTTTTTCGGTTTCTTCGTTTTGGGCGACGGTTCGGCGGGAGCGTCGGTCACGCGTTCGGCGATCCCGCGCTCCTCAAACCACCTTGCCCAGAATTCAGGGACATCCGTCACGGCGCCGGCCCGGATGATCGCTCCGTCGACCGGCGAACCGTAACTGATCCTGAACTTCATCCTTGACGTGCCTTCGGGCATTAGACCTTTGCCTCCTGGGACATTCCGCGTTCGGACGCCGAATTCGGCATCTCGTACGCGTCGTACAGGTCGCACCACGCCGCCGCGTACGTTCCCGTCGATCCGTTCCCGCCAGTCAGGCTGACGTCGAGATAACGCTTGCGTCCGCGCAGGTCGACGAAGATCCCGTAGAGCTTGTTGTCGTCGGTCGCTGCCGGGAGCGTCAGCGGCGACACGCTGAAATCGGCTCCGGAGACGTCCGTCGCTCCGCTCATCCCGGAGTCGTCCGACTCCTGTAGCTTGAAAGCCGCGACCGCGATGTCGAGCGCGCCGAGCATGACGACGAAACGCGCCTTCTTGAACCCTTTCGTATCGACGGTGTTCGTCGTGAACGCCGCGTCGTCGACGATCGGGCCCGGGCTCGCGACCGCTACTGTTTTTACTGCCTGCAAATCCTGCATGTTCTTGTCCTCTCGTGAAAAAAAAATTGCTGGGCGGATCTCGCAAGACCCGCTCCGGATCATCCGCGCTCAGCCTTAGCTGCTCGCGAGTTTGAGACCGACGATCGGGCCGGCGACCGACGTGTTGCCTACGTCGTGCGCGTTGATGTCGAAACGCTCCGTTCCGCGGATCGCCATGACGTCTTCGGCAAAGTCGGTTCCGTCCGAGTCGCTCATCGCGATCGTTACGCCGCGGCGGTCGCCGAACATGGCGGCCTGCGCGAGGTTTCCGTAAAGGAGACAGATCTGATCGTTCGCTTCCGCGGTCGGCATGACCTCAACGATCTCGACCGGTTTTCCGAGGAACACCGGCGTCATTTCGCCCTTGATGTCGGCGTAGCCCGTTCCGCCGGCGGCAAGCGCCAGACGTTCGAGGACGTTCGCCCACACGACGTTGGAGCAGTACCATTTGACGGCTCCGGACCGGCGCGCAAACTGCGGAAGCAGTCCGACGACGCCGACGAGATCGGCAAGCGTGACCTCGGAGTAGGCGTTGCCCGTCGCGGTCTTGAGACCGGCGGTCGCCGCGGCGATCTTCGTCCGAACGCCGACGATCCCGTGATAGGTACTCGCGCCGTCGCCCTCGAATCCGCACTGGTCTTCCTTCTGCGTGAAGGCGTAGGCGATTTCGGACGCGAGGTCGTCGGCAAGGTTGATCACCGCATCCTCGGACAATTCCGATTCGTACTTCGCGAGCACGCCCCACTTCTTGGCGGTCAGCGTGACACGGTCCCAGCCTTTCGTCGATTCGGTGATCGCGACGCCGGCGCCGATCGGATACGCGGTCAAGCCTCCGGTCCGGCGCGGACGCGCCTTCGTATCGCTCGCCATCGGAACAACGTTTGCGTTCCGGCGGAACACGCCGTATTCGATCCGGAGATCGATCAGGACGTTCTCGAACTCGTCGGGAACCAGGAAGCCGCCGGTTTCGTTCGACGTGCCGGAATGCGCGCGCGTGAGCATGATGCCGTGCTCGCGGCAATAACGGACGGCGTCGTCGGCCTGCGTCAGGACCGCGCGAAGGAACTGTCCGGCGCGGTATGCGCGCTCAATGGCGCCTTCGCCTCTGAACGAGCGCAGCTGGCTCGCGCGGGCGCGGCTGACGATCTCGACGCGGCCACCCTGGCGGGCAGCGGCGGCCTTCGGATCCTCCACCGGCACCGGCGCCTGATCGGGCTGAGCGTCGCGTTTCGCCTTGATCGCGAGGCGGACGTCTTCGCGGCTCGTATCCGGGTTCTGAGCGATCAGCGTTCTGGCAAGATTCTCCTCACCGAAGATCGCGGCCCATTCGACCAGGTCCTTGTGGCGCGCGGTCGTGTTGTCGACAACCGGATCTTCCGGTTTGGTTTCTTTTTCCATTTTTCTCTCCGTTGGTTTTTTGATTGCAGCGCGCGTTTCGGGCGCGTTGTTTGAAACTTTTCTCTCGGGATCGTCTTCCGCGTCTGGAGCGTATCCGCATTCCGGGCAAACGCCTTCCTCGAGTTCGACCTCGCCGTCGCAAGCCGGGCAAAGCTCGCCTTCGACCGCGCGGTCGAGAGATCGGCCGACGCCGACCGAAATATCCGCCGGCACCGAGACGAGCGAGATCTCGAACGGCTCCCAGTCGTCCGAGCGGTAAAGCGGCAGCTCGCCGTCCTTTTCGCTTTCAAGATGGATCTCGTGGACAATGAACCCAACGCTGATGTTCTGACGGATGCCGTCGACAACGTCCTGATAGACCTCTTCACCCCGGGACGATCGCGAGAACCTTACATCGGCGCGGGCGACTCCGCCCTCGATCGAGAAGTTCTCGACAACGCCGACCTGGTCGCGCCAGTTGTGATCCATAAGCAACGCGGCGCCGGACTTGAGCCGCTCCGAACGCATCGCCTTGTCGGTCATCGTCAACGCGAGCGCGTACCAAAAATGGTCGATCGGCAGATCCGACGCGAACGCGACGTTGACCGTCCGGCTTTCCTGGTCGACGGCCGCGCGGTCGAGCGTGAACGAATGCCGCAGCTTACGGCCGAGCACCTCTTTTCGGATTTTTTCAAGATCGGACATAAGAAAGCCGCCGGAAATAACTCCGACGGCTTTGAGGTTACGGGTTTTGAAAACTATTTATTTTTTAGGGGTAAAAAAACCGACAATCACGCATTTTTTGGGGCTTATATACTTAGTACCGGGCCGCCTGTTCCGTTATATCGCGCCACATTTTCGGGCATTTGTTGCCAGCCTAAAGCGAGAATATCGCGCAAGCGATCATAAAGTTCAGTCTTCTTGACCGGAACCGGATTGTTGAGCAGGTCGGCGACGTTTGGTTTGTTCGGCATTTTTCCCCATTAACTTCCGAAATGCCTGAATGCGTTCGTTTGCCAGTTTGATGTAGTCCTTCGAAATATCAATACCAATCCAGTCGCGGCCCAAAGCCTCGGCCGCAAGAGCGGTTGATCCGCTTCCCATGAATGGATCTAGGATGACTTGAGCATTCGTCGATGAAATGCAACGTTGAGCCAACTCCACCGGAAACGGGGCTGGATGTTTATTGTCTTTCGATTCTTGAGGAATACGCCAAACATCGCCGAGAGCATTGGCCTTCGGAGCAAGTTTGAATTTAGGTTTGCAGATGAGATAAATCACTTCATACGTCGGAAGGAAATACCCCGGGTTGAAATTAATTCCGCCATCACGTTGCCAGATAATACACTGACGGACCGGAAATTCGTCCAGAATGTCGTAGCGGTCTTGAAGCAGTCCCGCTTGCACCCTTGTTTTGTGATTGTAAAAGATTGCCCCATCCTCTCGTAACAAACGCATCATCGCTCTTAACGCTTTTTTCTGCCATTCAACGTACCGCTTCTTCGTCGCCGGTATCCGTCGCGTCCTCTACCGTCTCGTCCTCCTCGTCCGCCGCGGTATCGGTCGCTTTGCTTCCGCCGTAGGTCGATCCCGTATTCCTGCGCTAGCTCCCGCTCGCGCTTGATCGTCTCGAAATGGTCCTGAATGTCGACGCCCTGCTCGGCCAGAACGTCCGTCAGCGAGACGAGATTGTTCTGGAGCGCCGTAACATTTGCGTTCACTTCCTTCTGCGGATCGAGGTATCGCCAACCGCGGCCGCGCCACATCGGATTTTTGGCCTCTTTGAACTGCGCCGGCGTTAGGTCGAGCGCGCCGGCGAGCAGCGCGGAATTCAGCCATTGATGATAGACCGGCCGGCAGAGATGCGTTCCGACGAAATCCTGCAATTCGCGCCAGACGTCGCGCTCCTCGCCGAGACCGACGCGCGCCGACGAATAGTTGACGCTTGAGAGATCGCCGGTCAGCGAAAAGAAATTGACGCCGAGGCCGGTCGCGACGTCCCGGAGGATCGTATCGACGAAAGCCGCGTGATTCTGCGTCGGCTGCTTCGGGTCGAACTGCGCGAGCTTGTAACCCGCCGGAAGTTCGTTGAACGTCACCGGCGAGATGTCGATCTCAACCGGCAGCTCGTTCCCTTCCTCGTCCTCGTAGCCCTCGAACTCCGTTTCGTCCGATTCGCGCTCAAGGAATCCCATCGACATGGCCGCCGTCCGCGCGGAGGTGATCACCCCGTCGTTGTAACCGGCAAGGTTTTTTGCGTCAAGCATCGCCGCGTGGAACCACGTCACGCCGCGAACCTGCGCCTCGTCGTCGAAGACAAGGAATGCGTGCTCGATCTCGCTCGCCGGAACCCGCGTCCGGATACGTTCCCGCCTTCTCGTAAAAAGGATCTCGCTCGCCGGCGTCGTCAGATGATACGCGACGCGCCGGTCGGCGTCGTCGAGTTCGACCGACATGATCACGCGATTCCCGTTCGGCAGCGTGTCGTTGTAATGCTCGTCGAGGTAGGACGGATCGATCAACCGGACTGAATATCCGAACGGATTGCGCCGGTCGCGGACGTGACGGACGAGCGCCTCGCCGTCGCGGACGAGATGCGTGACAAAAAGGCGCTGAACGGCCGTCCAGTCAAGCCGCTGCGATGCCGAACACGTTTCGCGATGTGTCCAGGCCCAAAACGCCTCCTCGATCCGCTTGTTAAGGTCGCCGTCAAGCGACCCGTCCGACAGCCGGGCCCTGACTTGCACCTGAATTCCTTTCGGGCCGACGATGTTCGTACGGGCCATGCCGAGAAACTTGCGGAAATGCGAATTGTTGCGCGACATTTCCCGGGCGCGTGCCCGCAGCGTCCGAAGATCGGTCCGCAAAATCCAGTTCGCGCCGGGCGACTGCGTTGTCCATCCCGAGTTGAGCCGGTCCACCCGCGCGGCCTTGTAGTTCCGCTTCGCCTTCCGCGGAGACGGTACCCTTCCGCCGAAGAGTCCGCGCAGCTGCTGCCATAAGGACTGGTGTTGGTTCATCATCGTCGTTCTCCCTCATCAGGTCATTATTTTTGCGATCTGAGCGCGCACCGCGCAGTCTTTCGCTTCGAGGAGCTTACGCAGCGCAACGGTTCTTTCAGGATTGCGCGGCAACGTGTCGCAGATCTGGCGAGCCAGATCGCCAAAAGGCTTCGAAATCGCCTGGAGATGATCCGGCAAGTGTTCGTAAGCGAAAAACTGCAATAAGAATTCCTGTGGTTGTTCCATGTTGTTTGTCTTCCGTGATCTAAACTTCCTTGAGCCGGCCAAGAACCGTCCGGCCGAACTTTCCGCCCCGCTTGACCCGCTCGGCGGCGCGCTCGCGCGCGACGATCTCGGCGAAGATCTTCCGCGCGTCCGTCAAATCCTTCAAACCCATCCGTTTCAGCTTTCGAGATCCCGCCGGCGTCGCGATCTCGTACTCCAATTGGTCGCTGGTCGCCTTGTTCAGGATCGTCGCGTTGATCGCGTCAAGGATGATCTTCGCCTCCGAACGCAGATCGACCGCCGTCGTGATCCCCGAACTGAACCCGGCCTTAACGTCGATCGTCCCCGAAGCGGCGATCCACGTGTTCGTCGAGTCCGCCGTCTCGGTGAGCCACGCCTGCCATTCGTACGCCTCGCCCGCGAGCAGCGTCGCCGACTGCGCGGCGGTGATCTCGCAGTCGAAGGCGTCGCCGTCGGCTGCTCCGGTGACGTTTATCCCCGTCCCATTACCCCGAAACCGGTACTCAAGTCCGTATTCCGTCGCCGGATACTCCGAAAACGTCCGCGTCCACGCGATCCGCTCGCCGACGCGGATCTCCCGCGGTTCCGTCGATCTGTCATCTCTTGCCATAGTCAGTACCCCACTTTGTAGCCTCCGAAAGCCTTGTTTTTGATCCTAATCCGCGTTTTTCGCCTTTTCGGTGCGTTTTCGGCCGTTTTGGGCGCATTTTCGGGCGTTTCAGGACTGTTTTCGGCCTCCAAAGCATCATTTTTGACCTCGATCGGGGCCGGAATTTCCGTGTTTTCGACCGCTCCGGCCTCGATTTTCCGCGCGATCTTCCCGAAATTCGGCCTCAGAATATGCACCGCGGCGAGCGCGTAGACGAAGGTATCGAGCGGCTCGTTGCGTGCGGACGGCGTAACCTTCTCCCAAACCTGGTATTTCTGGCCCATCCGGAACCGCGTCACCTTCTTTTCCGAGCAAAGCGCCTTCAGATAGGACTCGTCGAAGCGGTCGTCCGCCGGAAAATGGACGTAACCGGGCGTTCCACGCTCGCCGTTGCGCAGATATGCAAAGATCGTGTCCTTCGCCGTGTCGGTCCCGACCGTGTACAGCCGGACCTTCGGGTTCGAGCCGACAATCGTCGGCTTCGAGACGATCGGCTTACCGGCGACGCTGGCACCCTTGACCGCGAACCACCGGCGGCCCTTGTACCGGTGCGCGAACCGGTACACGTCCTGCGTATGGTGGCCGCCGGAGTCGATGCACACCGCCGCGACCCGAAACTCCTGCGCTTCCCCCGCCCGGGCGTCGAGCAGATAGTCCGTCAGGTCGTCCCAGACCTGCGGCATCGCGGGCGAACCTTCGATCACGCGGTAGTCGATCGCCCAACACTCAAGATCGCGGCCCCAGCCCGCCAAAAACACTTCGAGGCGGTCGTCCTGAACGTCGACCCCGGCGGTCAGGAACAGGACGCCGTCGGGAACGTCGGCCCGGTAGTCCTCGCGGGAGAGCTGAAGGTCGGCGTACTCGATCCGCTCCTCCTCTTTCCACGTCTCGCCGAGCCGCGTGTTCACGAACG